TAGTTCCAACAAATCTTAAAACAAAATATCTAAGAAATTCAATAGTTACTATTAGAGTTAAAGGTAGAGATATGTTTCCATTAAAATCTTTTGGAACAACATTTGCATATGACCAAAGTAAATATTTACCAACAACAACATATTATCAATTGGAAGATTATGTAACTGGAGATATTATTATTGGATTTGGAACACACAGTCAATTGAGTTGTGATTCAATAAGTAATTATTTTAAATTAAACTTAAACACATTACCATTTGGTAGAGAGTATAAGTTGAAATTGAAAATAGTAGATATCGATGGTTCGGTAACTATAATAGATGATAAATTAATATTTGAAATAGTTTAATATGGCTGTAACAAGTTTAGAAGCAATCGCTCAACAAATAGAACAAGAAAAACAAAAAAAATTAAATGATATTTTAAATGTTTCGGGTTCTGCTGCGATGGTAAAAAATGATTATAATGTTACAATTGTAGATGAATCAAATGCTGCATCATCTTTAATATTTAAACCATTAACAAAAGAAAAATACGATACAACCGAATTACTTAAAGCTGTTGATGTTAATGTAAAAGAATTAGTGCCAAATATACCAGTAGCAAATTTAAATTTAGTTCCAAAACCATTATACGATACGGAAGTTTCAACTTCAATAGATTTGAAAAATCAAGTAGAAAGTTTAAATGTAACAATAACTGATTTAAATTCGCAAATATCAAATTTACAATCACAAATTCAATTTGAAATTCAAAATAAATTGATTGTAGAACAAACAAATGATATAGTAGTAAATCAATTAGATACAGTCGGTAATAGTGTAAATCAATTTGCATCTCAAATTGCAACATCTTTACAAAAATCAGTAGATGAATCAATTTTAAGAGCATCATTACAAGCACAAAATACAGGGTTTAAATCGCAAATACAGGCATTAATAAAACAAATTGATTCATTAAATTCAATAATAGAAGGATTACAGGCTCAACTAGGTGCGGTTCAACAACAACAAACTATTTCATCTGCTGCAGCTTCAGCAGCTGCTTCATCTGGTGCAACGGTTATTAATAAAGTTTTATTAGCAAAAATAACAAAAAGTGATGATAAAACGCAAGCAGATATTTATGGTAAAATAAGTGCAAAAGGTGGTAATAAATGGATTAATGGTGAGAGTATTAGTTTAACAAATAGTGATGTAAACCCAATCACAGTTTCAATTACACAAAATTTACAACCAGTTGCTTGGTTGAGAGTATCACAAAATAATTTAACTTTACAACCAAATCAAAATATAACGATTTCGTTAACAATGGATGAAAATGCAACTGCTAACATTGATAGTAAAGGTGGAAAATCTTATTCACATACAGCCAGTTATAAAGGGAGTACAATTAATATAAGTTGTACCAGATTGGATAATACTGTCGATAGTAAATCTTTTACAGCAAGTTTTGATAAATGCCATCCAAGTTCATATTAATAAATAGACTATGAGTATTACACAATATACAAATTTTACAGAATTAGAAGCTAATTTAAAAAATCAAGGTGAATTTCTTCAACCACAAGATTTATTTATTGTTTCTCAAAATCAAATAGATGATAGTGATTTTGGAGAATGTAAATATGATGTGATGGAGGTATCTGTGCATGATGTTAATAGTGTTTTACTTCCCCAAAAAAATGGAAATTTAGTAGCATATATCAAAAAAAATGATATTAAAAATTATTTATATCTTGTAACAAATCAAGGAGGTCAAAAAGAATTAGTAGTTGATGCTCAGAAATTATTAAATGATTTAGGATTTACAAATGGTATTTATAAAATTAATGTTAATTTTGTAAGAGATAGAGTAGGAACGGATGATATATCAAGAAGAGTTTGGATACAAGAAATATCACCATCTAGAACGGAAATTAGAATTATTCCATTAAAAACATCAGATACTAATATCAATAATACAAATATTAAAGAATTTAAAAATTTACAAAATTTAAATAAAGATTTTAAATATTATAAAAAATCATTTTTAGATTCATTAAATTCATTTACAAATATGAATATTAATATCATTGATTCAATGATACAAACTCAATATGGTAATGATTTTTTTACAACACTTAAAACTGATTTTGGTTTAGCAAATTTTAATAATCTTAGAGATAAAATTTTTAATGATTTTAAAAACGCAACTACATATTATTTAACCAATAAAGAGTATGATATAACTCAATCTAATTTTGGACAACAATCTACAATTAGATTTGAGGATTGTGAACAATATGATTTTAATATATTAGTTTCTGAAATACAAAAAATATTATTTGATTGTATTGAATTTAATTGCCAATTCTTAAAAAGAAGAGATGTTAATATAACCGAAATACCTACGGAATTTAAAATTACTGAATTAAGTAAATTAACACAAAATAATACAGATTCATTTCCAACACCTACTACAATTAATACAAATGTGTATGACCCTGCAAATATAACAATTAACGCAAAAGGTAGAGCAAATGTAATACCAATAATAGTTAAACCAATAGATGTAACATCACCATTACCGGTAGTAGAATTACCACCTGTTGTAATAAATCCTACTCCAGAACCAGTTGTCATTCAACCAACACCAATTGAAACGGGCGGCGGCAATACAGGAGGTGGTGGATTTAATTCTATTGGTAATGTAGGATTGGATTATAATAATTCAAAATTTGGTTCAGCTTCTGATTTAAAAGAAGAAAGATAAATAATAAATTAAAATATTTATAAAAAAGATATAATGCAGAATGTAGGAAATGATTTGGGCAATTCACAACCAGTTTGGGATGGTAGTGGCGAATATATAGCATTTCCAAATGGTATAAATACAGGAGGTGGTGGATATGTTGCACCTGTAACTCCAATTGCACCATTTGTACCACCAAGTTATACAAATGATGTTCCAATTACAATTACATTGGATGCAAATGGAGAAGTTGTAAATTGGATGGCTGATAATGATAATATTGGTTATGGTGCACAAAATATTATAAATATTTCTTCATTAGAACTAAATACCAGCACTACATATAAAGCTATACTAAATGGTAAAATTCCTTCAAATTATTGGATAGTTACATTACAAAAAGTATATGATTATAATAATTTTAATTCAAATACATTAAATCCAAATAGTTACAATGAAGTAGTTGTTGCAACGGAATATAGATTGAATGTTTTAACCGGTGAATATATCGCAGGTATTCAACATAGTTTGGATTCTTCTATTGGTGGTAATTTACTTTTATTATTTGATTTTCAATTACCTGCAATTGAGACTCCTGTTAATCCACCGACTCCAACTACTCCACAACCATCTGATTCAATTGTTCAATATCAAATTGCATTTGGTTCTAATTTACAAAACGAATTGGGGGATGTTTTAAAATTAAAATATGAGATAGTTGATACATCCGGAAATATATTAGATAAGGATATATTAGCATTAAAAGATTTAAACACAGATAATAAAGAATTAAAACAAAGTTTATTGTCTAATGCGACAGTAAACATTTCAATATTGGGTGATTTACCAAAAGGATATTCTTATACAAATATTTATTATGCACCTTATTCGGTAGCAGCTGCTAATACAAATGGTGATTTTAGTCAATGGACAAATGCAGCAACTTCATTTAGTGTACCAGCATTAACTTTATTGGGTAATTTAGCAGTAGCAGCTACATTGCAAAAAGTAATAGATGTAGCAATTCCAAATATTACTACACCATCTACATCTATTGATAAACAAGTAAAAGATTCAGATACAGAAGATATTATCAATATCACATTTACAGCAACGGATGCAGATTATGTAGATGCATATCTTGCAGCCGATAAAGTTATAAGAGTTGCCGCAAGTAAAGGATTTGTTCCTGTTTATTTTAATAAAGATTATAATAGTGTTTACGGAAGCAATAAAGTTATATTAGTTGCAGTTGGAGATAAATATGGTAATGGTAATAGAGTGGAAGTTTTGGTTAATTGGATTGCTGTTAATGATTTTCCATCTATTACACAAATTACCGCACCTAATACAATAGATGTTCCATCTTTTTCCGATTTGAATATTACATATGATGTTTCATATAATTCATTTGCAGTAACTAACATAAATGTTAATTTATTAGCAAAAGATGGTAAAACACAAATACAAATATTATCGAATTTACCTGCAAATGGTAATTTTACTATAAATTTAAAAACATTAGCAAATACATATCCTACATGGAATGGTGCTGATAATGTTACATTAATATTTACTCCAATCAATGGTGGTGGTTCTCAGTTATTAACCGGCAATCCATATACTGTCGTAACTAAAGTAAATTATCCTTCAATTAAATTGGATGAAACAATAATCAAAAAAACAATTTATGATGCGTTTCTTTCACATTTATCATTTAGTGAGCCTGAAAAAGATAGTAAATATTTAACTCATTTAGCTAATTTTGGAGATTCAAATCAAACATTAATTTCTTCTTGGGAAGTTGATGATTGGACTTTATCTAAAAAATCAACTGATAATTTAGGTAATACAATTGTAAAACCAGATGATGTTGTTCAATCCGTAATATTAAAATTATATTCACCATTAGATGCATCAATAACAAATAATTCAACTTTTTGGATTACTAAATTGATGACCAATCCATTGATTGAAACCGTTGTATTAACTCAACAAGATAATTTAAAATGTCCACCAATAAAAGGACCTAATTTTAATATTGATGTTGATTATGTTAGAGGACAATCTACTAATTATGAATCGTTAGATACTTTAATATTAAGTGCATCCGTATCCAGTTCATCTCAATTAGTTTCACAATATTTAAGTTCTTCAATTGTTAATACACAAGATTTAAATATTCAATATGCAAGTGGTTCAACTTATTTGTGGGATAACTTTGTTCATTTTAGTTCAGCAAAAGAAAGAGTAGATAATTTTGTTTATAAAGTTCAATTAATAGAATTATATGAATGATTAATATCATCGGCATCTAATGATAATGGAAATGGATATGCATCATCTTTAGCATCACAACAAGAAGTTCAAAGACAAACATTAAAGAAAAACCAAATATTAAATGGATTTGATGGTTTTGAAAATTTCTTATATTCTTATGGAAATTTTACAACATCCAATACCGGTTCTTTAAGCTGGCCATATTCAAATGCAACTACAAGATTAAAATCTACAACGAATACCATTATAACTTGGTATTCAAATTTATCTAATTTAGCAAATGAATTTGATATTGAAAACAAAAATTGGGTTCAAAATAATATTCCACAATATATTTTAGCAAATTCAGAAAATCAAAGTTTACTTCTTTTTTTATCAATGGTAGGTCAGCATTTTGATACTATTTATTTTTATACAAAAGCAATTGAAAAGAGTAGAGGTTTAGGATATAGTTCTACAAATCAAATATCAGATAAATTATTATTTGAAACTTTAAAATCTTTTGGATGGGAAGCCAAAAACTTAGCAGCAGATGCTAAACTTTGGGATTTAGTATTTGGACAAGATGGTGCTGGAAATACAAAAGAAAGTAATCCTGCTAAACAAAGAACATATGAAGTTTGGAGAAGAATTGCAAATAATTTACCTTATTTATTAAAACATAAAGGAACGGCAAGGGGTATATATGCTTTAATGGCGTGTTATGGTATTCCTGCATCAAATCTTTCAATATTAGAATTTGGTGGTCCTGAAGTAAATGCTACTGATGATAAAAGTAAATTAGTGATGGATACTTTTACAACCGCATTGGTATTTAATTCTGGTTCTTATTTACAAATTCCATGGAACAATACTAATAAGAATAGAAAACCAAATACTATTGAAATGTTTGTTAAACCTGCAATGGCTGGTCAATATACATTGATTACGGGTAGTAATTGGGATGTAAAATTGAGTGGTTCAATTGATAACGATTATGGTGTTGTTAAATTTAATTATGGTAATGGAACTATAACATCGGATACTTATCCAATATTCAATGGAAGATATTTTGGTATATCAATTGGTAGTGGTTCTACTGGAATTACTATGGATTTAAGACAAGCTGAAAAAGAAAGAACAATATTTCAAAATTCATATTCAGCATCATTATCATCAAGTTGGAATAATGGTTCAAATATTAAATTAGGTAATTCATTTACAGGTAGTATAGATGAGTTTAGAATGTGGAGTGAACAATTAAATTCATCAACATTTTTTGACCATGTTTCGTTCCCAGAAATGATTAATGGTAATAGTGTATCTTCTTCTACAAATGATTTATATTTTAGATTAGATTTTGAATATCCTAAAAATTTATCAACAACATCTTCAATGATTAGTGTTGATACAAATGTATATTATGGAGGAAGTTTAAATAGAAATAATTTAGAATCAATTACACCAATATCCGGTTCAAATATATTTTCATATAATGTATCTGCTTCATATTCTGCATCTGCATTTGGATTTTCAAATAATACAACATATCCATATAATTTTGAAGGATATGATAGAAAAATTGTAATTTCATATCCAAATGGTGGTGCAAGTAGATTTTCTACAAATAAAATTAGATTTGAAGAACAAACTTTAGTTTCCGATTTATCTGCTAAATCTCGTTCGACAGTTAGAGCATTTGACCAGTCACCAACGGATTCTAATAGAGTTGGTTTATTCTTCTCTCCTACTAAAGATTTAAATTTAGATATTGCTAAATCATTTGGTGGATTAAATATTGATAACTATATTGGTGACCCTTCCGATATGTATAATGAAAATTATGCTCAATTAGATTCTTTGAGAAATTATTATTTCAAAAGATTTAATAGTAGAAACATATATGATTACATCAATCTAATCAAACTATATGAGAAATCAATGTTTGAAGATATTAAGAATATGTTGCCTGCAAGAGTTAAAGCAACTACTGGTTTATTAATTGAACCACATTTCTTAGAAAGAAGTAAAGTTAAACATAGAAAACCAATTGCAGTAAATTATCAAGAAGAAACAGAAATACATTTATCCGAAACAACAATTACGGATGGTGAAAATTATCAAATGGAAGCTTTGTTAACATCAAGTTTACATGATAATTTATTTGGAGATAATGAACAATATTATACGAAAGTAGATACAACAAATTCTACAAATGTTTATTCAAACAATTATCAATATAATTCTGAAATTACAGGAAGTGATTATTTACAATTAGAAGCAGCATCTCAATACTATGAAAGTTTAATAACTGGTTCATTGGGTAATGCAACATTCCAATCACAAATTGATATAGAAAATAGTAATCAAATTGTAGGTGGAAGTAAATACGAAGATATTGGATTTACTTTATATTGTGAAAATGGAAATGCTATATATAATCATTACGATGGTAATGGTAATTTGGTAAAAGATAGAGTTAAAGTTTATTTAGTAACTACTCAATATACTAAAATTATTGATTTACCATTGGTAGTTATTAATGGTATGAGTGATTTAAGAGGTGGAACAACACCTGTTACACAATCTTATACCAAAACAGAATTAGTTATTCAACCATTTTCCGGTTCGGTAACTCCGACAGTTGGTTCAATGATTGGTAATGGTATTATAACTTTAGTTCAACCTGTTAGTGGATATTTACCAACACATAATAGATTTGTTTCGGATTTAACAACCGGTTTACAAAATTCATATTATAATGGTGTTGAAAATACATTATTAACAACAATTGATGGTGCATCTCCAGTTGAAAGTTTTATAACTAATCCAAATACATTGAAAGTAAATAAAGCAGGTAGAGATATTTCTGAACCAATATTAGAAGTAGAATAACGGAATTTAAAAATAATTATATTTATAACAAAGATAATAGAATACTATGGGATATTTAAGTAACTCACAATTAACAGTCGATGCTATCCTTACTAAAAAAGGTAGAGAAAAATTAGCAGGTGGATTAGGTTTAAACATCACTCAATTTGCATTAGCAGATGATGAGATTGATTATGGTTTATATGAACCAGCTCACCCATTGGGTTCAGCTTATTATGATGCAGCAATTTTAAATATGCCTGTATTAGAAGCTAATCCTGATGAAACACAAGTAATGAAATTTAAATTGGTAACACTTCCAAAAAATACAACTGCAATTCCAATGGTTGAATTTGGTGTTCCAAATATTTCAGTTAACCAAAAAAGTGGCCAAGTATCACTTTCTCCAACAACATCCCCAGCAGGTAATACTACTATGGGATATACATTAATTCTTGCAAATAAAAATGCAGGTAGTATTGTTGGACAGGGTGTAACTGCTGATGTAGGTTCGGTTCCAGTATTTATTGGTGATTCAGTATCAGCAACAGCGGCAATCGCAAAAGGATTAACTTTCAGTTTCATACCTAACCCATCATTAACATCTACTATTGTAACTACAATTACAGTCTATGGTAATGAAACCGGTGGTTCACAAACTATTCCAGTAACAGTAAACTACGTGAAATAATAAAATAATATGGCAGTAATAAGAGACAATAGAGGAGCACTTTTAGCAAGTAATTTATCACAATACTTAGCAAGTGCAGCTAATACAGCTGGAACTCCCATCGACACAAACCAATTGATAAGTATTGTAAACCAATTCTTAGGTCAAGGACAACAAATTAGTGCTGATACCACTACAATTTCAAATGGTATTTACAAACAATTTGGAGCAAACGATACAGTCGTAAATAGAACGGAAGTAGTAACTTCGGGTATATGGGCAGGTGGAACCGGTTCATTATACAACTTCTATACATCTTCTGCAGAATTTGTATCTAATGTAAGTCAATATTATATCACAGTTTATAACGCACCAACTTCTTCAGCAACAGCTGCACCACAATTTGAATTATCATATGGTGATTATTTTGGAAGTGGTTCTCCGTTATTATCACAAGACCAATCATCAACTTTATCATCAACTGCCATGTATTATCAAATGGCAAATGTTTTATTAGATGCTGGTGTTAATCAATTTACAGATTCACAAGGTAATACTATGAATAGTATTTACGCAGTTAATATTAACAGAAGTTGTTATAAAGAAAGATTAGACCCAGGTAATGTATCATTGACACTTTCTGGTTCTCGTGGTTTGATTACATTGATAGATGATAGTGGTGGAACAGGAGAAAATGTAACAACTGCAGGAAGAGTTTATAACTTAGTAAGTGGTTCTTTAAATATTGGAACAGCATTAACTGCATCTATTAATAGTTATACCGCATCAAACGGACAAGGTTTTGGTTTATTCTATCCAAATATGGGTATTTTAATTTTAAACCCATCGGCTTTATCAGCATCAGTAGGTGGTGAATTAGCTGCAGCAACTGGTTCTGCAAGTGGTATCTATCATAATAGAAAGGGAACGGTTGGATTATTAAACGCAATGAATGTAGGTGGTAATACTCCTTTAACAAATGATGGTTTTGTTGCAAGAAGAACAGAAAATGTTTCTACTTCTCATTACTTTGTAAGAGCAAACAATAGAGAGTTTAATTTCTCAAATAACCCATCTTTTGTAAGTGGTTCAAATGGTGGATTTTTACAACCAACATTTGTAAATAACCCACAAGTTTATGTAACATCAATTGGATTGTATAACAATGCAAATGAATTATTAGCAGTAGCTAAAACTAGCACTCCTATTAATAAATCATTTGATAAGGAATTAGCGATTAGAGTTAAATTAGATTTCTAAGAGAATAACAAAAATAATAAAGACCCAACCCAAAAGGTTGGGTTTTTGTTTATTAAGATATTTATAGTAGATATGTTAAAGAAAATACCAAAATCAGATATTTCAATAAGACCTTTTAAGGCTTACAAACAATGGAGTTTTGACCAATCATCAAATAAAATTGATGTATTGTATGCAGATGAAACATCCACAGATATAACATATGGTAATAATTTATCATTTCCAAAAAATTCTTTATATGGTCAATTAATTGCAGATTATTATAACGGAAATGAAAATAATCCTTTTTTAAGATTTGGAGATAAAGCTTTAGATTATGATGATAACATTTTAACAAAAGATAGATACTTATCCGGTTCTGCAAAAGTAATTTCTATTCCACAAATATATGTTGGAGAAGGGATACAAAAAGGTTCGGTTGTTTTAATAGATAGTGGTAGTTCGGTAACTCTTATTGATGATGGGTATGGTAATATAAAAAATGCAGCAGGGCCTGAAATTATTGTAAATACAATTGATGTTCAAAATAATTTATTTGAATTTACCGATATTATTTCACATCAATATACAGCATCTTTACAAAATATACCTGCTGATTTTGATTTGGCAACGGGTCAATTAGTTTTAACATATAATTCTATAACATATACAACCGATATTATAAGTTATGATGTAATGAGTGGAGTAATGTTTGTAACAAGCTTACCATTCCTAACAGGTGGTGCATCGGTTTCAAAAGCAGGTAATGTGTTTTATTCACAAGGTATTATAGTATTAACAAGAAATAGTAATTTATTATTAAATGGAAATTGGAATTTAAATTATAATTCAACTCAAACAATATATGAAAATGAATATTTGTTAATAGTTGAAAAAGATGAATTTAATGTTTCAACAAATCCATCATCTTATGTAAACGTTGGAAAGCAAACGGATACATTGATTGATACAAATGGAACAACATGGACAGTTACTCCAAATCCTGGTATAAATTATATTAGAAAGAAAACCGTTTTAAATAACGGAACAACAATAGATTATAGATATAGTGGTTCGGTTGGAAATACATTGGCTGGGTTTGAAGAATATGAATTAAGTAGTTCAATAGATACAACTGGTTCATTCTTAGCACCTTTAATAACTACGATTGGTTTATACGATGATAATGCAGATTTAGTTGCAGTAGCCAAATTACCAAAACCAATTAAATCACTTCCAGATTTACCAGTTAATTTTATTGTGCGATTTGACACATAATTTATATTTATATTAAATAATTAAAACAATGGCAAGTATTTTAGATTTATACAAAGCAAATCAATCCTCATTAGGACTTGATAAAATTAAAACAGACCAAGCTTCTACATTAGCTGCAGAAACTCCATATTCAATGGATAATGGATTTGCAGCAGATACAAAAGTATTATCAAAGGATGCATTAAAAACAGCTAGAGGTGGTAGTTTACCATCTACTAAATATTCTGATACAAAGCCGAAATAATATATGGCAAAAAATAAAGTTACAAAAAATAGTAAAAGTTGGGTTGCAAAAAAGAATGGATTTAAAAGTGGTTTAGAAGATTCAGTTTCACAGCAAATTGAAAGTAAAGGAATTAAAGTAGAATATGAAACTGAAAAAATTAACTATACCATTCCAGCTTCACCTCATACTTATAACCCTGATTTTAAATTACCCAATGGTATCAGAGTAGAAACAAAAGGTAGATTTGTATTAGCTGATAGAAAGAAACATCTATTAGTTAAAGAACAAAATCCAGAATTAGATATTCGTTTTGTATTTACCAATTCAAAAAACAAAATCAATAAGAAATCCAAAACTACTTATGCAGATTGGTGTGATAAACATGGATTTAAATATTCCGATAAGTTTATACCAGATGAGTGGTTTGGAGAATAAATTTGGTAATTTAAAATATTTTTCATATATTAAGGTTTAAAACTTAAAATATGTTTGATAAATTAATTACACTACTACAATCTTTTTGGCAACAATTATCCCCAGTATTTGTAGTAGATATGTGGGAAAAGGCATTGGTATTAAGATTTGGTAAGTTCAATGATATAAAAGACCCAGGTCTACATTTTAAAATACCATTTGCAGACTCAGTATGGCATCAGACTATAGTAACGCAATCAATACATTTACATCCACAATCAATAACATCTGCGGATTATAAAAATATTGTAGTTAGAGCAATTGTTAGATATGATATTTGTGATGCATTTTTATTTTTAACTAAAATTGCACATCCAACTGATGTATTAGTTGATACCACAGGCGCAATGATTAGAGAAATTATTGAAGAAAGAAAATGGCAAGATTTATTTGATATTGAAGATGAATTAACCGACAAGATTGGTAAAAAAGTAAGTGAATGGGGAATTTGTATTGAAAAAATTACATTAACCGATTTGGCGGAAATTCAAAGTATTAGATTGATAGGTGATACAGACCAAAATAGAACATCCGTTATATTACAAAATTTAGAACATAATTAATTTGGAAATATCAAATATTTGTCGTATATTTGGTAGGTGTTGAAGCAAAATGATAAAAATATAGTTATATCCACGCTATCTAATGCGTTGGGTAGTTACCATACATTAAAAGGTAACGAATTGGCATTTTATTGTCCATTTTGTAATCACCATAAACAAAAATTACAAGTTAATACCGAAACTCAAAAATGGCATTGTTGGACTTGTAATAGTGGTGGTAAAAAATTGACCTCATTATTAAAAAAGTTAGATGTTGATAGAAAGACTATTTCTATTATTAGAGACATATACGGAGATAGCAATTATAACCCACAATTAGAGGACGCCGATACAAAGGTGTTCATTTCCCTACCAAAAGAATTTATTAGTCTTAGTGAGACTCCTAAAGGGTTTAATCCAGAATATAAACACGCAATGCATTACCTTACTCAAAGAGGTATAGGTATAAAAGATATAATCAAATATAACATAGGATATTGTAAAGAAGGATTGTATGGACAAAGAGTAATTATACCATCATACAATTCCGATGGCACATTAAATTACTTTGTTTCTCGTTCGTATTATCCGGAAAACAAAATGAAATACAAAAATCCTCCAATCAGCAAGAATGTAATATGCTTTGATTCACAAGTAAATTGGAACGAACCGATTATACTTTGTGAAGGTGTATTTGATGCAATTACGATTAAAAGAAATGCAATTCCATTATTAGGTAAATTCCCATCCAGAACATTGGTGGAAAAAATCTTTATGAGTGGAATTACTGATATTATTATTTCATTAGATAACGATGCTATCAACGAAGCACTTAAAGCAGCTGAGTATTTTAGAAAGCAGGGTATTCATGTGAAGATGATGTATATGAAAGATAAAGATGCTTCCGAAATTGGTTATGAAAAGTTTTATGAAGAACTAAAGAAAACTAAAGAATTTTCATCGGAAGAATTATTGTTAAATAAAATAAATTCATTATGAGTTTAAAGAAAATTTATCATATTGCGGATGTTCATATCCG